CCGGAATATGACTCCGGCGCTGATGGAAAATCTTCGCATTACTACCAATACCGAAACTATTGGTTTCTTCATCCCTGGTACTAAGAGTCAACTGCGAAACCATGCAGCCGATGCGCTCAGCTTCGGCAAGAATGCAACCTCTGGTTGGTCGCTATGGACTCAAAAGTTCGAGCGCATCTACAAGGATGAGCAAGTTATCTCGATCCCTGGCGCCTTTAACTACTCTAACTACTTTATCGTCGCTTCTGGTGACGATCTCGCTGTGGACGACGAAGAGCTTGAGGTAACTGCGGATATGACTCGTGGTCGCATCGCTCGTGCATTTATGAACTATTCCTCGAGCAAGAAGACCAATCGCGTCTTCGTCACTAAGTTCGCTCAGGCGATTGCGTAAGTCATTGCTGCTCTGACAGATAAAGGCCATCAAAAGCCTATACAGAGTACCCAAAATAGTGTAGAATAGATCATAGTCAAATTACTTCTTCTTAATCAAAGTAACATGAGTACACCCACTAATCAGATCATTGCCGCTCTTGCCACCAAGTACCCCGGCGTCACTCAATTCAAGCGCAAGGTAGTTCACGAGACTGCACTGTCGCTTGGCTTCAATACCTACGCTGATCTCATCAGCGATGACTTCAAGGTCAGTCGTGGTGTCTACGACTACAGTCGTCTGCTCGCCAATGCAACGCCCGCTGCCGCTGTGGAAGCGCCAGCCGCTGCTGCGAAGCCTGCTGTTCTCAAACTTGCTTCTGCTGTCTCGTCAACTGTGAATGAAGATAGCTACATTCCGGATGCTGATCCGACTTACGTCAAGTGGGGTTCCTATGATGACGTGGCTCAGATCATTCGCTCCAAAACTTTCTATCCCATCTATATCGCCGGCCTTTCTGGCAACGGCAAGACTATGATGGTCGAGCAGGCTTGTGCTGCTCTCAACCGCGAGTATGTTCGCGTCCAAATTTCCCCGGAGACTGACGAGGATGATCTCATCGGTGGTTTCCGTCTTCTCAACGGTGAGACAGTGTTCGCCAAAGGTCCGGTCATTAAGGCCATGGAGCGCGGCGCTATTCTGCTCATTGACGAGATCGACCGTGCGACCAATAAGATTATGTGCTTGCAGGGTGTACTAGAAGGCAAGCCGATCTTGATTAAGAAGACCGGCGAAGTCATCAAGCCGTCTCCGGGGTTCAATGTTTTTGCTACTGCCAATACCAAAGGTAAAGGCTCAGACAGTGGCCACTTCGTAGCTGCTACTATTATTGACGAAGCCTTTCTCGAGCGCTTCGTGGCAACTATCGAGCAGCCTTATCCTACCCTTGCTACCGAGCGCAAGATTGTTCTCAAGCATATGGAAAAGTTTGGTCGCCGCGATGAAGACTTCGCCGATAAGCTTACCACGTGGGCTGAGGTCATCCGCAAGACATTCGCCGAAGACGGTGTAGATGAAGTTATCTCCACGCGCCGTCTCTGCCATATTGCTCATACCTATAAGATTTTTGAAGATCGTCTTAAGGCTGTGCAGATGTGCATCAACCGCTTTGACGAAGATACCAAGACTGCGTTCTTGGATCTCTACACCAAGATCGATCCGATGGTTCAGCCGCCTGCTCCTAAGACCGAAGTTCCTAATACAGTTCCTGCTCCTGCCCAGGCTGCAGCTGCTACGTTCTAAAAAAGTTTACACTATGCCCATTTTCTTGTTTACAAGTCATGGGTATAATGTATGATAGCTCTACAGTAACTGATCCACTACTGTAACTAAACTAAACAACCGGATCATTGATAAGGTAAGTAATACAATGAGTAAGTCGAATAACACCCAGAAGACCCGTCTGTTCAATCTCCTTGCCAAGGGCAATGAGGTTTCTATCGCTGAGGCCTCGCGCCGTCTGTCGATTGCCAATCCGAGCGCTGTTGTTTCAGCACTCCGTGAGGACGGCCATGTCATCTGGACCAATCGTCGCACCACGAAGACCGGCCAGACCGTCTTTGTTTATCGCTACGATGCTGCTCGCAGCGCCAGCAACCTGCGCTAAGTTCTAACGAACTTATGGCTGGAGGGTTAAAATCCTCCAGCCTTTTCTTTTTTACTAGTCATGAGCACTATTCTGTGGATACTTGGCGTGCTATGGTTCTTAGGAACTATTGCTGTTATCTACGGAATAATGACAGCCGAGGAAAACAATGATCCCGAAGAGTGGGATGGAAAGTAAAATTTTCTATGGCAGATCAATTAGGTCGCAAGTTTGATGCTGGCAAACCAGAATATGGTTTGATCCCTCCGAATGCACTCAACGAGTTGGCAGTTGTGCTGACTATTGGCGCGCAGAAATACGAGCGAGATAATTGGAAGTTTGTAGCTGATGGCGAACGTCGCTACTTTGATGCAATGCAACGCCATCTTTGGGCGTTCAAGCGCGGCGAGCGTTTAGATCCTGAAACCGGCCGTCATCATCTGGGCCATGCTATGGCTTGTCTTTTTTTCCTTTACGAGCTTGAGACTAAAGCATATGATGCTAGTGAACAAATTACTAAATGAAACTATCTGAAACAACTATCGATATCCTGAAGAACTTTTCGGCAATCAATCCGAATATGGTCTTCAAGGAAGGTACCACCGTTTCGACTATTGCTGAAGCCAAGAATATCATGGCATCCGCAACTATCGAAGAGCGCATTCCTCGTGAGTTCGGCATCTATGATCTCAACGAGTTTTTGTCCACCATCAGCCTGATCGAGAATCCTACACTCGACTTTGGCAAGGATTCCATCGCGGTCAGCGATGATTCGTCATCCATCGAATATTTCTACTCCAGCCCAGAGGTTCTGACAGCTCCTACAAAGAATGTCAGTATGCCCAAGGCTGAAGTAAAGGTCACACTGACTGCTGACCAGATCAACAAGATCAAGAAGGCTGCTTCTGTGTTGGGTCACCCAACGCTACAGTTCTCAGGCAAGAACGGTGTAATTACCGCCAAAATTGTTGATCTGAAGAACACTACCGCTAATAAATACAGCGTAGTGATCGATGAGAAGAATGCTTGTAAAGAGGTCTTCTCGTTTGTCATCGTAATCGGGAATCTGAAAATGCTTCCTGGTGACTACACGGTCTCGATGAGCTCGAAGCTCATCAGCCATTTCAAGAATAATTCAATTCCTGTCGAGTATTGGATTGCTCTTGAAAAAGATTCGACGTTCGGTTCCTAAGAAGTCGAATTAACCTAGGTACAAAACAACAATGGAAACCCAAACACAACCAACCGCTACAACCACAACTACCGAGCAGTCTGCCACGCCTCCTCAGCTGGGTCTCAATGACCTCGCCGCTGTCGTGCAGATGATCGACGTTTGCTCCAAGCGTGGAGCTTTCGAGGGCCCTGAGCTTTCCGCAATCGGAACTCTTCGCACTCGTTTTGTCGAGTTCCTGAAGGCTAACACGCCTAAGGATCAGCAAGGTGGCGCCGCTGCTCCTGCAGCTGGTGTGGAGACCGTCCCTGGCGACGCTCTTCCGCAAGGCTAATAGCGTAGATCCGATCGGACTTTTGGCGCGTAGTCTTTAAACAACGCGCCACTTTTTTGACTAACTTTATTATGAGCAACATCCCTAACAGTCCTGAAGATCGCAAGGCGATCCGTGCAGCGTGTGAGCAGATTTCTGAAGAGCTCACTACTATCCAGACCTCAAAGTCGCAGATCAAGGAGATCCTTAAGGCGCTTGAGGACAAGTATAAGATGCCCAAGCGCACACTGAAGAAGGTCGCGCTTCTCTATCACAAGCAGACAGCAGTCGAGTTTGAAAACGAGACAGCTGAAATCAAATCCATTTACAAGTCGATTACTTCCTGATTAGATTCTATCTAATATGAGTAATCAATCTGCAGAATTTCTGTGGGTAGAAAAATACCGCCCGCAGAAGATCAGTGACTGTATTCTTCCGGATGCGCTGAAGAAGACATTTCAGGCCATCGTGGATTCTGGTGAGATGCATAATATGCTTCTTACCGGCACCGCTGGTCTAGGCAAGACTACAGTTGCGCGGGCGCTGTGCAATGAACTCGATCTTGACTACATTCTGATCAACGGTTCAGAAGAATCTGGTATCGATGTTCTGCGCAACAAGATCAAGCAGTTTGCATCTTCGATCTCGCTGACAAACAGCGGATCGAAGGTCGTGATCCTCGATGAAGCTGACTATCTCAATCCTCAGTCAACGCAGCCAGCGCTGCGCGGCTTCATCGAGGAATTCTCCAACAACTGTCGGTTCATTCTGACCTGCAACTTCAAGAATCGAATCATTGAACCGCTGCATTCTCGCTGTGCTGTCATTGAGTTTAATACCTCGAAGAAAGACATGGCCGGGCTTGCAGCCAAGTTCATGACTCGTCTTGAAAACATTCTCAGTAATGAGAACGTCAAGTTCGATAAGAAGGTCATCGCTGAACTGATTATGCGGTACGCACCTGATTGGCGCCGCGTGCTGAATGAGTGTCAGCGTTACTCTTCATCTGGTCAAATCGATACCGGCGTGCTGTCTAATCTGAGCGATGTAAACATCAGCGCTCTGATGAAAGCCTTGAAGGAAAAAGACTTCAAGACGATGCGTGCTTGGGTTGTCAATAACATTGATCTCGAGCCTGCTGCGATCTTCCGCAAGGTGTACGATAATGCTATGGACTTCGCGAAGCCTCAGTCAGTTCCGCAGGTCATTCTGATTCTTTCAGAATATCAGTACAAAGATGCGTTTGTGGCTGACCATGAACTCAACCTTGTTGCTTGTATGACTGAACTGATGGCGTCCGTTGAATGGAAGTAATTTTATGTGGCCGAATATGAATCCAGCAAAGGCGTATGGCACAATGGAATGTGTCTTTTCCACGCCCGAGCTTAATTTGATTATCGGTAAGCGTTACGATATTCTGGAAATCGATCCAGTAGCTCTTGACAAGGATAACTCAATATTTCAGTATCTTGTGAAGAATGAGTATCATCAATATGTCTGGGTAGATACTGAATACCTAAAAGACTTCATTCCGCGCTCATGAGTCCGTTTGACTATCTAAACAGCATCAATGATACTAAGGTTAATCTGATGGTAGATGAAGCTTCAGAAAAAGCTTATCCGCCATTTATGATTAACCGCGGTTTATCGTACTTTCCTGATACTGTATTGCTAGCAAATGAGATGAACCGCTTGCACCATGCTCCAAAGCCAATGCAATATGCGTTTCTTATAAATACTGTTCGTAAGAAGAAACGCTTCAGCAAATGGCTTAAACCCCAGGAGCACGAAGACCTCTTGATTGTCAAAGAATACTATGGCTACAGTAATGAAAAGGCTAGGTCTGCTTTGTCAGTCTTGAGTGCAAAACAACTACAAGATATTCGCAAGAAATTAGACAAAGGTGGAAAAAGCAAATCAAGAAGTCAAAGCGCAACCTAGCGTAATTGCTGAGGATGTTCCAGTAGAATGGACTCCAGCAATGATGCTTGAGGTCACGCTAAATCAGCCTGATGACTTCCTGAAGATCCGCGAAACACTCACCCGTATCGGTGTTGCATCTAGAAAAGAAAGCAACAAGCTTTACCAGTCATGTCATATCTTGCATAAACAAGGGCGTTACTTCATTGTTCACTTTAAAGAATTATTTTTACTGGATGGCAAGCCGTCCAACCTCACTGTCAATGATCTCCAACGCAGAAATACTATTAGTACTCTGCTATCTGACTGGGGTCTTGCTACAATCGTAAATCCCGAGCAGTGCAAAGACAAAGCACCGTTACGCCAGATTAAGATTATCCCACACCGCGAAAAAGCGAACTGGGAATTGCTGCCGAAATACAGTATCGGTAACGCAAAGTCTGATAAATAAGTTTGTCGGCAATTCCGCCGGCAACCAAGGATGCCCAATCGGGGTTCTTGGAGTTAGTAAACATAACCTTGCTAGAAATAGGAGGAACCTAAGATGACAACACAACTGTATACCACCACAACTGGTACTGGCACGTACTCGTTCCCAACATCCTCGTTCGTAGGATTTGAGCGTATGTTCGATGAGCTCTCCCGCACAGCGGCCGCAGCTACGAACAGCAACTATCCACCACATAACATCGTCAAGCTCGACGAAGACAACTATCTGATCGAGATTGCTGTGGCAGGATTCAAGAAGGAAAACATCGATATCCAGCTCAAGGATTCGATCCTCACAGTAAAGGGCAAGAAGGAAGACGATAGAACTTACTCTCACAAGGGTATTTCTTCTCGTGAATTCACTCGCACCTTTACTCTTGGTGAGTACGTTCAGGTGAACGGAGCAGATCTAGAAGATGGTATCTTGGCTATCAAGCTCGAGCGCGTAGTTCCTGAAGAGGAGCGTCCTCGTGTTATTGAGATCGGCAAGAAAGTTGAAGTTAAGAAGAAGTCCTTTCTGAAGGACTAACTCTAATAGTTAGTTAATTAACTGCGGCGATCTAACTGGTCGCCGCTTTTTTGTTTACAGACACGAGCAACCTGTTACAGTATTCTTATGACGTTTTACACCCATGTTTTCTCTGGGCGCGGTGGTATTCATTATCGCGGCTACAAAGATGGAGTTCGTGTTAAGCAGAAGTTCAAGTTCAAGCCCACGATGTTTAAGGCAGCAGATCCTGCCTTTCCAGTTAGTGACTGGGTGTCGCTTGAAGGCCAGCAACTTCGCGAAGTTAAGTTTGACTCGATTGCCGAAGCAAATGCTGAAATTGCTAGTTGCAAAGATACTGGCCGCAAAATCTGGGGCAATGCCCGCTGGACATCGCAGTTCATGCAGTCGATGTTTCCAGATACTATTCTCTTTCAGCGCGATCTGATCCAGGTTGCTAGCCTTGACATTGAAACGCGCTCGGACAACGGCTTTCCGAACGTAGATACTGGCGACCAAGAAATTCTGGCAATCGGCCTCAAGAATAGCAATGAGGATTGCTTTCATCTGTGGTGTCTCAAGCCGTTCGATGATTCTCAGAAGCTTGTTAAGAATCGCGTGGAGGTTCATCACTTCAAAGACGAAAAGTCTATGCTACTTGACTTCCTCAAGTGGTGGGCGAATCCCAAGAATACTCCGGACATCGTGACTGGCTGGAACAGCCGCCTGTTCGATATGGCGTATCTGTATGCTCGGCTGTGCCGTGTGCTGGGCGTTGAGCTTGCGAATCATCTTTCGCCTTGGCAGGTTTGTGAATCTGAAAAGATTAACTTCAAAGGTAAGTCGCAGGAAGCTACCTTCATCGATGTCAAAGGTGTTGCTCAGCTTGACTATCTTGATCTGTTCAAGAAGTTCACGACACACACTTATGGCAATCAGGAATCCTACAAGCTTTCTCATATTGCTAAGGTTGTCCTAGGCGACGACAAGATTCAGTACGATGGCACGCTGCAAGAATTGTACGACCGCGATCCACAGACATTCTTCAACTACAACTTGAAGGACGTCGAACTGATCGAGCGCTTCGAGGACAAACTCGGTCTGATTACTCTCGCGCTGACACTGGCGTATATCGGTGGCGTGAACTACATCGATACTCTTGGCACGACTGCGATCTGGGACTCGATCATCTACCGCGACTTATGCAAGCGCAAGGTTGCTGTTCCAGCCGTTGCTCACAAGATCAAGCAGGAATACCCAGGCGGCTACGTGAAGGATGTCATGGTCGGCAAGCACGACTGGGTATGCTCGTTTGACGTTAACTCGATGTACCCCAATCTGTTTGTCCAGTATAATATGTCTCCGGAAACGATTGTTGGCCAGTTCGAGGACATCACTCCAGGAATCAATCCAGATGTTTTGCTGAATGATCTGGAATTCACCCCGAGGCATAACACAATCATGGCTGCGAACGGTGTTCACTTCCGAACCGATGTTCAAGGCGTGATTCCTCGCTTGGTCGAAGGCATCTACAATCAGCGCGTTACTCTTAAGCAGGCGATGCTTGCTGAAAAGAAGAAGCTCGAACTCATTCCGAAGGCTGACAAGATTGCTCGTGCTCAATGTGAACGCGAAATCTCGCGGCTTGAAAACCATCAGATCGCCGTCAAGATCCTACTGAACAGTTTGTACGGTGCTTGTGGTAATGTTTACTTCCGTTACTTCGATATCCGCGTGGCTGAAGGCATTACTCTTACTGGTCAGACTGCAATCCGTTCTGCTGAAAAGGCTGTCAACGAATTTCTGAACAAGACACTCAAGACCGATAATGTTGACTACGTGATTGCTATCGATACCGACTCGCTGTACGTAGCAATGGACAAGATCGTTCAGAAGTTCGCGCCGAAGAATCCCTGCAAGTTCCTTGATGAATTCTGTAAGAAGGCTGTCGAACCAGTGCTCGAGCAAGCAATGAATGAGCTCGCAGCCAAGACATTCTGTCCAA